AAGCATTACGAATACAGCCGTTTGATTGAAGATATTGTCGAAGCCCAAGCCTTGAACAGCTTGCGTAACTTCTATACCTCTGACGCTGGTTATGCTCTGGCTAAACAAGTCGATACTGACTTGGTTCAGTTGGGTCGTTCAACCAATGGCGGTGCTGGTACAAATGCTTATGCAACTGGTGCGTTTATCGGTGGTGATGGTACTACTGCTTATGTTGCCGCAAACAACAATGAGTCAGCATTGCTGGAAGTGAACACAGGGATACCATACAGGTTGCCGATTTCACCATTGCGGATAGCATCGCCATTACCGACAAATGCTTGTTCGGTGTAACGAGCCAGACCCATCAAAGTGTTGCGGCTTGATGGAGGGATGATGAAGAAACGATTGTCCATAGGAGTATCGTTGTCATCCAAACGCTGAATGGTTCTACGAATAGCCGAATCAGTCAGAGCAGACGCATTACCAGTGTTGGTGTTTGCAGTGTAGTCAAAGGTAGTTGTACCGTCACCGCCAATGAAACCAGCGTCATAACGAGCAGAACCAGCAGTGCCACCATTGGCTGAACGACCCAACTGAATCAAGTCAGTATCAACTTGACGAGCCAAGGCGTAACCAGCATCAGCAGTGTAGAACTGACGCATTGAGTTCAAAGCCTGTGCTTCGACAATATCTTCAATCAAACGGCTATATTCATAGTGCTTGTTGATAGACACATTGACTTCAGACTCTGTAGCGGCAATCAAAGTGACTGCTGTTTCAGCGGCTTTAGCAGAAGCAGAACCACGAGTAGGTGCAGGAATGTGAACAGTGTCACCTTTCTTGCCCTTGAAGTTCATCTTCATAACCAAGTTCGCAAGAACCAAGTTTTTCTTGTAGGCGGCTACGATTTCATCTGACCAAATTTCAGGGATGAATGTTGCGCCTGTGGTGGTAGTCACCGAGTTTGTGGGGGAAAATGATGTTGCCATTTGTGTACTCCAATAAAATCAAAAGTTAAGTTATTTGACCCTACCCTCTGCGTATGCTGACATGATTTCATCACTTAAAGCATCGTAGCGGTTCGGGTCTTGCATCTTCAGCCGAATAAGGTCTGCCCTTCGGTAAACTCGTTTTCCAGACTCTCCAGTACCACCTACATCAACAGTTGCCGCTTTAAGGTTTGACTTGCGTTGGGTTTCCCCTGCATCGCTAGTCTGTTTTGCCTTAACGCCCTTCAACTGCTTGTAGGTGCTCAACAATTCGTTAGCACTGTCATAGTCAAACTCACCATCAGCTTTAGCGTACAAACCAATACGAACAGGTGAAGATTTCACCCAATTCACAAAGTCTGAGTCTTGAACAATCTGACCGAAATCAGGGTGTTCTTGCGCCAGCTTTTGCTGAATCTGCATCTTTTTGAAGTCTTGACCCGCTTGGCGAGCCGCAACAACATCAGGATGGTTATCAACAGTCTTACGAACAGCCGCCTGTGGATTCTCGAAAAAATCTACTTCAGGTTCTTCCTCTTTAATAGGTTGAGACTTATCAGCAAGGTTTTGCTTAATGAGTTCATCGGCGAGTTTTCTAACTTCACCAACTTCTTGAGCTTGCTTGCCAATTAGCTTTTCAGCCTCTTGGTGCATCCTGATAATGTCAGATAACTGTTTGCCCCGATACTTATCAGGAATATCATCTGAACTATGCTCAATTGTTGATTCAAGTTTCTTCTGCTCAACAATGTCTAACTCACTCTGCATCTCGTCTGGATTGTCAATCAACATATTTTTCCTTTTTCCTGCCACTTTTGGGTTCTAGGATACACAACGGCATAAATGCTTATGTTGTGGTTTTGCGCTCTTGCACCAATTTATCCCGATGTTTCTTGTCAAATTTCATCCATGAAGATGGAAAATGACCCGACCAACCTTCTAAATTGACGCTAGGTGCGCTGATTGTGCGATTGGCTGAACCACCGCACTCACATTGAGTTACTTGCGCCTCATAATCGCAGTATCTCTCAATTCTGTGTCCACTCTCGCAGACAAATTCATACATTCTTTTCATTCAATTCCTCGTAGGCTCGTTCGCTGACCTCTTTCAAGGTTTTCAGCCAAGTCAAGATGGAAAGTTCACCCTTGCGAAACTGCAAAGTCTTTTCATCAGGAATCACGCTTATATTATTGAGTGACTCTATCATATTGTCAATATCAATAATTAAATCCTTCCAACCTTCCATCCCCATCATCTCGAATCTACTTTCGTAGTACTTTTGTAGTGATTGGTCAAGTGCCATAAGATTTTTCCAAATACTGATGAAGTCTTGTTAAAGTTTGCAAATTGTCTTTAATCAATCCTAAAGCTCTATTGCAATTACCACAAAGAAGTCCTCGAATAATTCCTGTTTTATGGTCATGGTCAACATTTAATTTTTTATCTAATTCATTTTGATGTGTTCCACATCCTGCACAACAAAAATGCTGTAATTCAAGCAATTTTTCATAATCTTCATTTTTCATTCCATAAGCATTTACAAGCCTTCTATTTCTGTTTTTTTCTTTTACTTCAGGCTTGTTTCTATAATTATCTCGTGCCGCTTTACAAGAGGCATGATTTTTCGTTCGTTCTTTGCATATTTCTTTATTTTTTTCATAGTATTTCTTTGAATACTCTTTGCGTTTTTGCTTAAGTTTTTCCTCTGGAGTCATGGCATAGCCGCTTTAATTGCGTCAGTAGTGGTTGCCGCATCAATGGCTATCTGCATGGTGGTGTACTTGTCCCGCACAGCTTGTCTTGCCGCTTCTGCCGCTGTTGCCTCGGAGGGAATGGTTGCCTTAATGTCCAAAGGCGCAAACTCAGCAGATCGTGCTGTGCGTCTAGCATTATGGGCAATGGTCTTGGCTTTATCAATGTTGATGGTAATCACTCTGAATACTCCCATGCGTTGCGAAATGTGCGGTCTGACGGAATGTCAGCGACATCCACAATCTTGTAAGGCTTGCCAGCGGGAACATCCTTAGCGGCAATTTCCTCAATGGTTAAACCACACTCAGCGGCTGGAATGATGACTGCAACACCACCATCATCGTTTGGATAAATAATTCTTGAGTTCATTTTTGTCCTTTAGCGGAATACAGAAACACCGTTATATGGAAGATCAATGTTTGTTGTGAAATTTGCATAACTGTTTCTTATTCTTAATGACCCTGCCAGCATCCTTGTTGTTGGGTCAACAGGGTCAAGTGCTAACCAATTGGTTTGACCAGTTCCTGAACCAGCCCCTGTTGAACCCGACCAAACATAATTTGCATCAGGCATTGCTGTTGTAAAATTAATTGTTTGATCTCCTGTTCCATTATCCGTAATACTCGACACATTGCCACTTGCACGAATAGATGGTGTGCCAGTTCCGTCAAAGTTCACCCAAGCTCTACACATATACAGAGGTGCAGTGCCTGACACAGTTGCAACTTGTGCAGAGTTAATTGTTGGTGTTGTTAATGTTGGTGATGTGCCTAATACATTTGCACCTGAACCAGTTGAAGTTGTTACCCCAGTACCACCATTAGCAACAGGTAAAGCAGTACCTGATAAACTAATTGCCAATGTTCCACTACTTGTAATTGGTGAACCAGTGATAGATAGGAATGCAGGAACTGTAGCGGCAACGCTTGTAACTGTTCCTGTTGCAGAAACTGTTGCCCAACTGGTTGTAGTCCCATTAGTAGTTAGGTATTTACCCGAATTGCTTGTTTGACTAGGTGCAAGAGCATCAAATGCCGCTGTTGCCGTGGTCTGTCCTGTGCCGCCATTTCCAATTGCAACAGTACCAGTGACATTGCTTGCAGTACCAGTAGTATTCTGGTTCAAGGTAGGAATATCAGCGGCAACAATTGCTCTGAATGTCGGTACTCCAGCAGACCCATTAGGTGCGGCTAAGACAAAGTTTGCAGTCTTAGATGCGTAGGGATTCTGAGTGTCACCATAACTTGCCGCCAAACTGATTGTTGGAGTTGTTCCACCAGTAGACGCAATAGGGGATGTAACGCCAACAGAAGTAACACCTGTATTGGAAATAGTCACATTACCAGTAGCACCTGAAACAGAGATGCCAGTACCAGCAATGGCTGATAACACGCCTGAGTTGGCAATAGTGATAGAACCAGCACCCTCAGTAATGCTAATGCCAGTTCCATCAGTTAGGAAAGCATTTTCCCAAACACCAGATACAGCATCGTAAATCAATGTGTTTCCAGATGCTAATGATGTGAAATTCACATTTCCATCTGTTCCACCCAATACAGAACCGTATGTCGGGCGAACAAACAATACGCCATTTGATGAGCTAACATGAACAACAGCCGCCACAAGGCAAATAGCATTAGGCACTGCTGGTTTAGTCTTGGTCAATCCACCTGTTACAGATGGGTTGTAGTAAAGAACATCACCTTGCGCCCAACTCTCTGCTCCACCAGTTGTATTGATTGACTTGACTTCACCAAAAGTCGTGACAAATACCCAATCGTTTGTAGAGCCAGTTTCAGCGGCAACACCAAGAATGTAACTTGATTCTTCTGGTTGCAAACTTGTAGCTGGTGCGGCTGTCAATCCACCACTAGCACCAAGAGTACCAGTGAACATCAGCACTTGACCTTTAGTAGCCGCTGAAGATAACTTAACCCGATAATACAGTTCTTCACCAATGTGTTGAATCTGATTGCCATTCATCTGGAATGACAATGTTTGGAATTGATCTTCAGCGTTGTAATACAACTTACCAGTTGCATTTGTAACTGTTGCGGCAGTATCAAACTGGATGAAGTCAGGTGATGAAATACCACCTGTAATCCCTGTCATTGATGTGATGTTGTTGTTTACGCCAGCAGTTGCCCAACTTTGGTCAATTTTCTGCCAAACAGTACCATTGAAAACTAACCAATCCCCTGCTTGCCAATCTGTAATGCCATCTAAGTTAGTAGAACCAGCAACAGAAACAATGTAGTAGTAGCCACTAACACCAGTGCTACTCGCAAGAGTTGGTGTATTGGTAGATGCGTTCCATGTACCTTGATATGTCAGTCCACTGCCACTGACAGTAGCCCATGAAAGAGCAGTGCCATTGGTAGTTAGATATTTACCTGAGTTACCTGTCTGGCTAGGAATCAGATTGTTAATCTGAGTTTGAAGTGAGGCTAGAGTATCAAGTACAGACTGAGAAGTGCCGCCACCATTAGTAATGACTTTGATGCGTTCTGCAAGGTCAGGAGCAACAACCTCACCAACATTGAGTTCAACACCAGAAGAAAGTGTAATGATAAGTGAACCATCAAAATCAATACGAGCAGAGGAAACAGAAATACCATCAACACCATCCATTCCATCACGCCCATCTCGACCAGAGTCACCCTTATCACCCTTTGCGCCATCTCGACCTGCTTTTCCATCTTTGCCATCCCTTCCATCCTTGCCGTCACTACCATCACGACCATCTTGGATAGAAGCAACACGCTTTTCAATAGCATTGCCTACATCGTCAAAACGAGAACGAATATCAGATTCGATCTTCTTTAGGGCTTGGACAACTAAGTCAACATTCTCACCAATCTTCTTCTTTTGCACTTCTTTGGCTTGAAGAACTGACTGACGCACTGAATCCAAAACAGCCATCTGCTGTTCAGGAGTCATATTCTTGAGAATTAACTCTTTGGCAAGTTTTTCTACATCCATTATTCAGTACCAGTTTGTGCAGAACTCAATTGCTTGGTAAGTTGGTTCAAGAAATCTTCTTCCATGCCTGAAATCTTGTTGTTTTTCTCTGCCATTTGCAGTTCAACAATCTTAGACTTGTTCTTGATGTCAGCTTCTTTCAGCATCAACTCGGCAATCTTAACTCTCTTGTCAAACTCTTTGGAGGCTTGGTCATCTTCATTAGGAAGATTCTTAGTCATTGCCGCCATGTTTTTGGCTTGCATTTCTTGAGGCATTAACTGAGCCTCAACAGACAATTTCGTAGCTTCAGCCCGATTTTGTTCAGCCTGAGTGGTGTTTACAGCAATCTGAGCCTGTGCCGCTTGTAATGCCAACTGCTGTTGAGCCTGTTGCATCTGCTGTGCTTCAGGATTTGGTTGCATCATCTCATCCAACTTGGCAATCAACTCCATTCTGTTGCTCAAACTAGAGTTTGCAACGATACCTTTAAGGATAATCGGCAAAACAGGAGTCTCAGCACCCAAAGTCTGCAACAAACCAATGAATTGCTGTTGCTCATACTCACGAGCAATGATGCCAAGGGTAGCAGTAGGCACAAAATTCATGTCCACAGAGGGGTAACGCTCTGGGTCAAACTGCATATAGCGGAAAGCCGCCTTTTTGATGAATGGAATCAAGAAATCTTCTTGGAAATTCACCAAAGTACGCTTGTATTTCTTGATGATCGAGGCTACTGCCATCGACATACCACCACCATCACGAGCAGATTGGCTGACCATACCCTGAGAATCCAATGTTCCAGTGGCTTGGAGCAACATACGCTCAAATTCTTTGGCAGTGGCTAGGTTGTTGGGGTCAGTTTGACCAAACTTGAATGGGTAAAGAATCTCGCTTGGTGAGCCATTGGTAAGAATAGCTTTTCCGGGCTTTACCTCAAACTTCATACCCCTTGGCAAACGAGTTGCATCCATTGCAATCATGGGGGAAGTGCTTAATGCCAGTGAATCCAAGTGACTGCGAGTCTGTGCATCAATGGCTTTTTGCATATTGAATGCTTTTTCCACTGTGCCACGACCCAACAAACGATTAGGAATCGTATCGTCTTGGTAACTCAAGACAGGACGATCTTTCATCATGTATGGGTTTTCTTCAGCCTTCAACAACAAACCATCATTGGCAATCACAACAATGGCTTCAACCATGTCGGTGTAGTCTTCAGCCGCTGAGTTCTCAGGGAACAATTCAACTATGTCTTTGTTTTCTGCTAAGTTGTTCAGGTACTCACGAGGCACAAGACCATAGTAGGTCAACAGCAATACCTTTTCATCCTGATACTGAGATACCTCTTGGGTAGGCTCAAGGTCAGTGTCTTCATAGGTAGCGGTAATGTCCACCTTGCGGTAGATGCCCTTCTCAATACCAGCAACCACCTTGTGTATTGAGACATACTTCTCAATAGCAACACCCATACAGTCATCAATGGATGTGCCGTTAGGGTCAAACAAGAAGTTCTTGGGATTGATCGGCATGATTTTCACGCCAATTCTGTCTCTCTCAATCACACCAATTGCCGCCTGACCTTGCATATTGGGAATGGGCTGAGTAGCAGGGATATATTCTTTTTCGGTCTTGACAATAATCTCGCCAATGCCTGTTCCATAGATTTCAGCCATCAACTCGATCTGATCGATAGATTTTCTGATTTTGTCTTTTTTGAAGTCTTCCATCAGTTGAGCCTTGATTAACTCAACATCAATGGGGTTGCCGTTTACATCTTGGATATTGTCTTCAATGTCAAAGAACTCGCCTTGACCAAAGATTGCTTCCATGATTTCAGCGTGACGAGTCTCAACTGCTTGTTGTGTGGCAGGGGTGACGATACGGCTACGCTCTGACTCACGAGTCTTATCTTCTACAGCCCATTGACCTCGGAAGATGCGCTCATATTCAAGCCAATCAGGGAGGAAGTTTGTGTCTCGGTAGTCACGCCACTTAGTGCAATGGTCAGTAACAAATGCTGTCAGTTCTTTATCAGCCTCAGTAGGCTCATAAAATTCGTTTTGTTCAAGTTTGACTTGTTTATCTGTTGCCATTTATATCCCCGAAATTACATCTAGTGGTTGCCATTCATCTGAGTCATCTTCCTCAAAGTATGAAGTGACAGCAAGTTGATCGATGTATGACAAAGAGTCGGGTAAGTCATCATGTACACCATTGGCAGGGAACATTAAGAGTTGGTCTTTGAATTCATCCCAATCTTCCTCAGAGTTCAGCACAATGCGCCCATGCTCAAACCGCCCTTGGAGACTCCAGATAATCCTGTCTGTCTTTTTCCTGTTGCCATGCGTTAAGTCAACTATGTGTGAATATACATTATTTTTCCGCATTAAGTCACTCAAATACGGCAAAACTGCATTTTTTAACGCTCCCCTCTCAATTCCAACTGCCAAAGGGCGGTATTCCCTCATTTTCAGCAGAATCGTAGCGGCTGTTTCCCTAATGTCCCACCGACCAAAAGCAATCTCTTTGACAAACCACTTCCCATCATCTGTCACCTTAACCACAGAAATAGCTGTCTGATCTAGTCTTTTCTTGGAATTGGCGGCTTGTTTGGCAACTTCTTCAAATCCAGCCAAGTCCACAGCAATGTAGTAGCTTCCATATTCAGGCTCAACGCCATACTTCAACCATTCTTCTTTGAAGACATCACTCCCCGCATTGTCGAAAGAAGCCATATACTCTTGCTTGAAAGCGAAGCTCGAAAGGGTTTTCTTTGCGCTCTCGATTTCAGAGGGGTCTATCAGGGGGTTGTCTTTGGTGGTGAAATGCCAACTTTTCCAATCTTCATCGGATTCTGAGTTTCCAAGTTTGAAGATGTCATAGAAGAAGTTACGACCCTTGGGAGTACCGATGAACATAGCCCGACCTTTTTTGTCAGACAGAGAAGCACGAATAACCTGTTCCCATGCTTCTGGTTTGATGTCGGCAACCTCGTCAAGCACAGCGTAGGTGAGTGACACTCCTCGCAAAGTATCTGGTCTATCCGCACCTCTAACATAGATTTTTGCTCCGTTTATCAGGGTGATGTCCATGTTATTGATGTGGCTAGACTGAATCACTTCTCTGCCCAACTCCATCAAGACATCCCAAATAATCTGTCTAGCTTGTCCATTGGTAGGCGCAACATACAGCACAGCAGAGCCAGCAGTACATTGGAGTCCTTCAATCAGGAGGGTAACGGCTGAGAGTCGTGACTTACCGCATCTTCGACCAGCGGCAATGACTTTAAACCTTGTTTTATCACTAAAAACAATTTGTTGCCAAGGTAACAAGCTAAAATTTAAATCAGACATTGTGATCTTTCAAATACTGCATTGCCTTTAACAAGACATCTTGATTGTCCTTGAAAGAGCCTAATCCTGTGTTGCAGTTTTTGCAAAGTAACTTCCTTGTTTTTCCAGTTAAATGACAATGATCTACAGCTAACCTTGCTAGTTCCTTTGTCTTTGAATGTACAAAAGTTTCTGGGTTATTACAAATAGCACATAAACCTTTTTGTTGTTTGTGCATCTGCTCGTAATCTTCGTATGAAAGACCAAACTTCCTTAAATTTGTTGTTCGTTGATATTTCTTTACCTTATCAGGATTGTTCTTTTTCCACAACAACGATGCAACTTCTAACTTTTCCTTGTTTTCTTCTTTATATTTTTTAAGTTGGACTTTAAGTTTGTCTTTTTGATCTACATAGCGTTTTGCATGGTATTTCTTACTGCAATCAATGCAATGATACTGAAAGCCATCCTTTTCTTTTTTTGCTTTATGGAAGCATGAAGTTGGCTTGTACTCAACACAGCTAAAGCAAAGTTTTGTTTCCATGTAGCCATCCTTTATAGATGGTTCATTATATCACAAACATTCTTTAAAGCAAAGACTTCTTGTTGCCAAGGGAGGAGACTGAAGTTCAGATCAGACATCTTTGCTTTCTATATCTTCTGCATCTATAGGGTTTTCACCAATGACTACACCACCTATGCCTGAGATGGTGATGTTGACAGCGGAGCGTTGTTTTCCTTCTTTTTCAAACAAGGAGACAGGAAGCATTCTGTCCATACAGAGTTTGAGTGCCGCCATTTGAGCAGGGTGTTCATCATTCATGGCAATCTCAACTGCCTTGTAGACAACATTAGAACCAGCACTGTTTATCAGGAGTTCTTTGAGTTCTTTGATTTTTTGTTGTTCAGTCTTGGGTAAGACGAGTGCCGCAGGGTTGTCTGCGTACTTTGATAAGGTCATCTTTCCTGTACCACGGGGGCGACCTCTTGGCATCGCCAAGTTGTCTTGTTCCTTCGGAGGACGACCCTTTTTCTTCAGGTTATCAGGAAGTGCATCTACAGCGTTCATCTTTTATCCAGTTAGAGGAAGAAGTTGTTGGTGGCTTCCATAAAGCAGGATTGGGTTCAATTCAACAACAAACAAAATCCCACGGAGCTAAACCGTTTCCACCAACACGGCTGGTGACTATTACTAATAGTACCTAGTGACAATCCCCATGCGTCTTGATGTTGGTACTCACTTTACATCAAAAAGCGAGTCCACAACAATTAAAGTTTTTTCCATTCTTCAAAAGACAGTTTCAAGGCATTAGGGTCACCAGCAGAACGCTCGTGGTTATATTGTGAGCGGCTATTTATCTCTCTTACCTTTTCAGCATTTTCATCTTTTGATTTTTTAATATCTGACATAACAGCACCTTGAATTGCCGCACCACCAAGGATTGAGCCTCCAATTACACCTATATCACTCAAACTGCTTCTATAGCCGCCACCACCTCCACCACCTTCAATTGGTGTAAGTTCATCATTACGCTTTTGAATACCTTTAGGCATGATTTTCCTTTAGCAGAATTTGAAGTTAGCACACACTTTACATCAGAATCAGATTCTTGTATAGTGGAGACAAACGGGGGCATCACCCACCCCTCTATGCGGTTGAGCCGACCAAGTAGGATAAGCGTAGTGAACCATGTAGTTCTTCAGTAAAGAGTAATCTTGAACGGGGCTGGTAGCGTGGAGAGATAGCACTGACAAGCATCTCTAACTTAGTATAAACGAGAGGCTCTCCTTTAAAAAGGATTACACCCACACACGGGTGACTTTCCTATTCCGTCCTCTCCCCTAATCCAGATTACCTTATTGTGTCGTACAGTCTGATTTAGCTTTTCGTGTGCGTAGGAGGGTTCACAAATATTTACAACACCACGCATACCCCCTCCCCCCTATCAAAGTGAGCACTCACTTACAAGTGAGCACTCACACACATAGAAGTGAGCACTAACTAACCTACCCAGTAAGCACTTACTAACATTCCACTTGATGCGATAAATATTATGTTAAGTCAATCAAGCATATAGGGGCTATGCACCATTATCCCTAGACCTGATAAGAATCCTATTCTAAATTTCACAATGCGAAATGAAAACTATGTATTTCACGATATGGAATTGCACCTATATAGTGCAGAGTGAATACTAACAACACCTAAACGGTGCATGATTTTATAATGTGAAATGCTGTGCACCATATTGGGTTTTCCACAATATGAAATTCTATATAAATCAATGGGTTATAGTGTCGCACAATATGGCATGAAACATGCATAGTATTATTGTCCGATATTGGACTACTCTTGAATAGGTGTTGATAAAATGAAAAATCCGTACAAAGCAATTTTAAAAAACCTAGATTTAACCTATAAGACAATTCTAGGGGAATCCTCTGCTAAGACCGTCAAAGGGGAAAAGATAGGTTATTTGACGGGCATTGTGTATTTAGTCCCTGATAATAAGCTTTGTCCCTTAGCTATCTCTGCGGGATGCATCACGGGATGTTTAGCTACTGCGGGACGGGGTGCATTTAATTCCGTACAGTTAGCCCGTAAAGCTAAGACCGATTATTTTTACAATCATCAAAAAGCCTTTTTATTGTCTTTATGTGCTGACATTTGGACATTGTCAAATAAAGCTAAAAAATTAGGTCTTATTCCTTTGATCCGTCCTAACGGTACATCCGATATTCCTTATGAGAATATAGTAGTGCTGGACGAAAAAAATATTTTTCAGCTATTCCCTACAGTTCAATTCTATGATTACACTAAACACCCGTCCCGTAATTTGACAGGGAAAACGACAGGTAACTACGATCTAACCTATTCATTCTCTGCAATTACCCCTAAGCCTATCAGCATCAAAGGGTTAACTAATCCTAATAATTCCCGTGTAGCTGTCGTTTTTCAAAGCCAAATCGATATCCCTAAAACCTTTAGATCATGGGATGTAATTGACGGGGATAATTCTGACGTACGTCATATTGAACCTAAAAACGTAGTAGTAGCTTTATACGCAAAGGGTAAAGCTAAACGGGAAAATAACGGATTTGTTCAGATCAAAGGGGTACATTATGCATAAACAAAACAAATTCAATACATTATCCGAAGCTTTAGAATCGGAAAATATCTCTCATATGTGGGATAGTAGACCGTTAGCCTATGATCAAACCCTGTCGTTAACCTATCAGGACGGGACTAAATACGGTCATTATGTGTCGATTTATAGGGATGAACGGGGCTTATATGAGCGGCCTATTCATTATTCCCGTAATTAAAAGCATAGACTGTAAACCCTTAATTTAGGGGTTTATGGCCTAGGTTTTCACAATCTAGGGTTTTCCATCAATCAACTAATAGGTGTAAATATGACAATCGAAAAACGCTCAATTCGTGCTATTGCTTTAGATATCCGTAAAGACTGGGTAAAAGTTAACTATGCGGCTAAGCCCTATCTCGATGCTATGCTTGAATTAGATTCTATAAATGATAAGTATTATGAAGATTCTGCAAAATCCGTAGTGCTCTATTTTTTGTCCAATGCTTCAAGCTTTAGGGGTGAACGGGCTAAAGCATTGAAGACTGAATTAAAAGCTTTGGGAGCATAAACATGGAAAAAATCGACCAAATTATTGTAGGTGTATCGCTTACCGGTTTTTTTTGCTTGATGCTAATCATTAGCATATGGGGGTAAAAATGAAATACTTTTATGTTCGTCATCAGCACTATTCAGAAAATACATCAGTCTACGGATACGGAGATTTTCCCGAGCAAATAGCATTTTTGGCCTTAATTGTCGAAGCAGATACCCTAAGAAAAGCGCAAAATAAAGTTAAAAAGGTTTATCCTAGGGTACATTTCAATGCGAATAGCCCGGTAAATACGCATTTTTTACTGCCAGAAAATGATAGGTTTTTGGACTATTACATCAAATTACCCGAAAACCACGATTCTAGATTATCTCCGGCTAATCAGGAATTGCACAATCGATGCATTCAATCAATGGAAAAGGCTATAGCATGATATACGCCACAATAGCCCTACTGCTAAAAATAATACTCAGAAAATAGTTAGTGAGTACTTTTCAAAATTAAGCCCTTCGGGGCTTTTTTTACGCCTACCTATACCCTACCATAGACCTACCTATAAAAATCGATTCTAGCCACTTTTAAACCCGTTTAATCGATATCATTGTCACCTGTTAAGCATAGCCCTATCCGGTTTATATCGTGCTCAGGTCTTAACCCTAGATTGTAAAAGTGACTAGCCCATTGCAAAGCCACTCTAGCCCCTACTTGATCCCTGCCATCACCCAGCGTTTTAAGGATCAACATTTCGTCACTAGTGAGCGTTAAGTAGATGTTATTCGGGTGTTTTTTGTGCGCCATGTAGGGTATGTCTTAGGTATTCTGCGATCAATAGGGCTTCCGCTTTGTTTATGTCCTTTTTGAGCTTTAATTTGGCTTCAGGCCATAGGTATCGCGCCATGTCCAGCGATTCATTCTTATCTGCTGTCAAGTGAAAATGCTTTTTCCATCGTTGGGGTGTGACTAAATGCACAGGGTATCGGGTCAAATCACATACTGCCGAAATGACCCCTACTGCCCGACCAAATGTAAAAGTGCTGGAAACCCCTTGGCTTGGCATACTATGCACCTGTTCCATGCATATCTCTGCGCCTTCTTTTGGGTCAACAATGCTCAGAATTCGACTTTTAAAGACCAAAGCCAATATGTGCTTGTCTTTATGCTCAATGTCAAACGCTTCTAAGTAGTTTCCCTCATGGTCGACAGCACCTAGTGCGCCTGATACAGCTCCGGGGTCTATGCCCAAAAAAATAGTCATAAAGATATACTTTCCGCATCTTGTATGCGCTGTTGTCTGGTTTTGCGCTTTCCTCTTTTGACATCAAAAATTAAATGTCTTGGCAAAGGATAAAGCAAATTTTCTAATTGTTTGAGCTTCATTTCAGCATTATTTTTTATCGCATCTTGTATTTTTACAATGTCATCATCTTGATAAATTGTGTTTGGATGTGTGTTTCCAGCTTGCCAAGTGCCATTTTTTAACTTGTCTCTTATGTTGTTTTTTTGTGTGTCAACTCGCAAATTGGAATAATGATTGTTTAAGACATTGCTATCAATGTGACAACAAACCATGTTTTTTGGAATTTCTCCATTCCAAAGCATATAAACAAGCCTATGAATAGCAAAATTTGTTTGCTTTCCAGTAAAACCAATCCGTAACGAAACTTTTAGATACCCATCTTTATCAGAATAAGGTTTAATTGTTTTTGTTCCATATATTTCACCATCTTCACAAACCCAGTATTTGTGAAACTGTTTCCATTCCCTGTTATCAATCCCGATGTAAATCATTGATTTCCTTCATTATTTTGGTCAATTCCTGACTGATGCCCTTGAATATCCCTGTTGGGTGCGTTTCCAATTCTTTCGCCCGATGCCATGCCTGAGCTTTCCAACCATTCGTTGATGCTAGTTTCACCAAATGGGCGAGTGTGGATTGGTATGTTTCTAACGCAATCCCCTGTCGTGTAAAGTGCTTCGGTGATTCTGACAACGGGGTGGAGTCTGTTTCCATCTCTGACTTCATCGAGGAGTCTGTTTGCTTCATTTTTTGTCATGCCTGTCTTCCTAAAAGTGCTCTCATTCGTGCCAGAACTTCAGGGTTTGGTGGTGCTGTCTTCAGCCTGTCTTCATCCAGTTTGACAAGGGCAGGGTCACGCTGTGAGCTTGAGGGTACGGTCTGATGGACAATATCTGCCTTGTTGAACAAGGGTTTGGCAATGTTCTGGTTTCTTACCCAATTGCGCCATGTGGCTTGCCAATCCAACTTCACACCTGCCGCACCTGCTTTTGCTACCCAATAGTCTTTGAACGAGTCAAACACCTTTTGAGGGTTTAAGTCTGGTCGTTCTGTTTGGCAGAATTCTGTCCAAGAATCAGGTAACTCAAAATCTGTTGAAAGGCGTGAGCCTTTTGTTCTTTGTTTTGTTGGCGGTTCATCAATACTATGGTTATTGGTTATTGGTTCTTGGTTATTGGTTGGTTGCACGACCGTTGAACATGAATCCAACGACCGTTCAACGACCGTTGAGTTTCTGTTGAGTGCTCTTTTTGCGGCTGATGCTTTGCCAGCTTTTGATGCTGTTTCAAGTTGTTGTTTATAAAAGGAAATTTCTTTATCGCATCTATTGTGATGCCATTCGTCATTTCGTAATGTGAAAAACATCCCCAAGATTCCGTTTAGAGCATCTTGTTGGTCACGAGCATTGACTTTTATTGATAACTCGAAAATTGAGTTCGGCAATGGATGTTCAGTATCGTAATAAAGCCAAAGAAGTTTGAGATAAATCCCCACTTCCTCATTTGTTAAGAAAGAAGTGTCTTTGATAAAGTCACCAATGTGATGTTGGTAATAGTGCATTTTCCCACGCCCTAAAATCCACCCTGAAAAGAAACTGCGGCAGGAGGGGTGGGTTCTCTTTTCAATGGGGTAGCTACTCCCCATTTAGCCGTGTTTCAAACAATCATACATCAATAACAGTTGGTGTTGCAATTGTTTCCGTAGCAACAAGTGGTGCAAGTGACATATTTGCCGTTTGCATAGTATGTATGCGTTGAACAAGCCGCCCACAATGTGAAGCTGGAAAGTGCTAAATATGCGCCAATGATGACTTTTTTCATGGTTTCCCCTGTTGTTGACTCTTTTGAAGTTCGATTAAATTCTTGAGGTAATTTCGTAACCAGACAGAACCGCCTAACCTACGAAACTCTGACCATTGGTCAAAAGTAACTCTGGTTGCGATTTTGTGTGGACTACCTGTGATTTCTGATTTGTTTCGTGCCATGCGCCTAAAGTATCAGTGAGGTTAGTGTTTGACAATAAGGGTATATCCTAGTGTACAACAGAATATATAGTGTCGTACATTATCCATTCAACAACTTGAGAGGCGTACATGAAATTTGATATTTTTCCTGATGAACTGCAAGATATTGACTATCGAGATGAAGACTATGAACTCAGGGTTAAATGGTCGTATGACCCTGATTACAGTCCCAAAGAGGGACTCTACAGCAAATACTGTTTTGAGCTACAGAAAAAAACCAATGGCATTTGGGTAGACATCACTGATGACCTGACTGACAGAGACTTTGCCAAAATACTTAAATTCATTAAGGAGAACGACCATGATGACATTCTCTGAATTGTTTGGGCGTGTGGCACTCATTGTTGCTTTGCTGATGGGTGTAAACCATGTCTTGACACGGCCTGTCACGCCACAGAGCATCCAAGTGGCCAGCAAGAAGAAAAGTCTTCTAAAGGCTTGTATCAGGCTTCACAAAAAGAAAGCAAAAAACTATGCCACCGTTTGCGAAAAGAGAGGAATCTATGTCTGAATTCAACAAGCCATCAGAACCCGATTTCTACAATCATATTGAGAGCATGAACAGGGTAAAGAAAGCATTTGATGAAGAAATGCAAATGCGAGCTAAGACACAACAACAAGTCTATGACGAACTCAGGAACGACATTCTTGAACAAGTGGCACTTGATATTGAGAAGATGACAGGCTTTGGTAAAGATACTATTAGCAGTTTTGCAATTTACATCAGGAACATGAAATGCCTAGACCAAAATCAGAGTTAACCACTACAGCAAAGCGTATTGGCGCAAAACTTACGACATGGCAGTATGAGGAATGGAAACGAATTGGCGCATCAAAGTGGCTTAAGCAATTGCTGACAGAGAGCTATAAAAAGAGGGTGCAGGAATGACAAACGCATTTGACTACAAAGGTCAACCATCAATCTGGACACGAGATGCTGAATTGAAGATGATAAATAATGGCAAAATTCTTGGTTTAAAACGCAGAGAACAAATCAGAGAAAAAGAAATTCAAGGCCATCATCCACTACAAGCAAGAAAGAATAAAAAGTGAAGACAGCATTTGACTATCAAGGGCCGTCAGTCTGGTTGCGTGATAAACAACTCAAACGCTACATACAGGGCGAACAGAGCGCAAAGAAACGACAGGAAAAAGGCGACATTAACGACAAGAATCAAGTATTGATTTACTCAAAATCTTTGTTTGACAAGAAATGATTCAGCAAATAAGAACATTCTTTGGCAAACAAAGAGGTGAGAGTGGTAAGCGTAGAACTGAAGTAAAGATGGGAATTGCTTGGATTTGCTTGGGTTGCGGCAAAGTGTTCACTAACAAGTCTCTTGCAGACATTCATAAGTGCATTAGGGAAACTCCCTATAGTAATTATGATAATGTCTGACAGAATACACACATTGATAGGTTTTTTAACAGGAGTGAATGATGATTGATTTAGAAAGAGAAAAGTGGATGGCACTGCAAGACATCAACTCAGAAGATGTTGCAGATGCGATATGTGATAGCCAAGCTATCGTAGAAGCAATACAGTCAAACGCATGGGCTGATGTTGCAGACATGGTTCGATCAAGAGTCGAACTCAAAGCAGAACGACTTGCACAAACAGCATTAGAAATACCGCTGACTCCTTGGGTTGACAGTGATGAAGAATTGCAATTGTGGCGTTATTACCGCATGGAATTACAGCGTGAAGCTATTGAACAGAACAAGCCTAAATTGCCTAAAATCAACCCTTACCACAGCGAGGCCAGCAATGAAAACTAAGCTGAATCTTGAAAGAATCATTGAGGAGCATTCCAATGAGTATTACTGTTCGTTCTGCATTAAACCTCGCAACCCAACAGATAAATGTTGCGATGACTCGTTTTTTATCTTATTTTCAGATTTGGACTCCCACACTCAGTTTGAGCGAGCGCACGAAATTGCGACAAAAGGCGGCTAGAAAATTGAAAGAGAAGCCTAAGACGCAAAGGGTGGTTATGCCATCCAAACTAATCACCGACCCATCATTCGGGTATGTGAACTCAGCCCTGACCGATGTGTCAGCAACATGGAAGAAGCATTCAACAGGAGTGAAAAATGCTGGATTATTCAACAATCCTAATGCGGATAGAGAGAACGACAAAGAAGTTAGAGGAGAAGTGCCTACACAAAAAATTCGAAGGGTTCAGTAGCGATATTGCCCTAATCCACAGTGATCTAACACTGTTGGCAATGTGGGCAGTAAACAAAGAAGCGATAGATATTTTTAACGATGCGATGGGAGTCAAGGAATGAATCAAGAACAGGTGTTAAGTCTTCTCGGTAAGAATGTCAATGAACATACTGAGAAGAAAGGAAAATTGACATATCTTTCATGGGCGTGGGCATGGGCAGAAGCAATAAAAGCAGACCCCGATGCAACTTACAAGATCGAGATGTTTGGGGACAAATGTTTCATGGACATAAACGGCACTGCAATGGTGTTCGTAACAGTCACTATGTTTGGCAAACCAATGACTTGCCAACTTCCAGTGATGAATCATCTTAATAAAGCAATTGAAAATCCTGATGCATTTGCAGTCAACACCGCCATCATGCGTTGCATGACTAAAGGATTGGCACTGCATGGACTCGGTATGTACATCTATTCTGGAGAAGATTTGCCTGAAGGCGAGGGTTCAGACATAGATGTAGGCATGATGATTGACCATTTAGCGGCTATTGAAGCGGCATCAACAATGGATGAATTGAAGGAGGTTTACGCCACTGCTTATAGAGCTTGCAATGCTGATAAGACTTGGCAGAAAAAAGTAATTGATGCCTATGAAAAGCGTAAAGGAGCATTGAAATGAACAACCCACCAGCATTTCCAATGTGCATTGATGATGGAGAAACCCGCAAATATATGATTGGCATGACCTTGCGTGACTACTTTGCGGCAAAGGCTATGCAAGCGTTAATCGATAATGATGGTCTATTTTCAGAAATACCAACACAGGCTTACGCTTTGGCAGACGCAATGCTGAAAGCGAGGGAAGCATGAGCGATATTGAACAAGGCACACCAGAATGGTTTGCACAGCGTTGCGGCAAAGCTACGGCTTCTCGTATCTCTGACATTGTTGCTAAGACAAAGACAGGCTACAGCACCAGTAGAGCAAACTACATGGCACAGTTGGTAGTCGAGCGCATGACTAACCAAGTGGCAGAGTCATACTCAAATGCCGCAATGGAGTGGGGTGTTGAGAACGAACCTTTTGCCAGAGCCGCATACGAGGTTAAGACAGGCAATACAGTCGATCAGGTAGGTGCTATTGACCATCCAAGGATTGCTATGTCTGCCGCCTCTCCTGATGGCCTAATTGGTGACGATGGATGCTTAGAGATTAAGTGTCCTAACACCTCAACCCACATTGATACCATTTTGGGAGATGAGCCAGCAAAGAAGTATTACGACCAGATGCAGTGGCAAATGGCGTGTGCAAACAGAAGTTGGTGTGACTTTGTGAGTTTCGACCCACGAATGCCAGCGCACCTACAACTGCTTGTCCAAAGAATCGAGCGCAATGACTTATATATTGCAGAACTCGAAAAAGAGGTTGTCCAGTTTCTTGTGGAAGTGGATGACAAAGTGAAAAAACTCAATGAAATTAAGGTGTAAATATGGAACAGCGTGATAACTCAGGTGTATTGTTTAAGAACGACAAGAAAGAAACAGGAAACCATCCCGACTACAAAGGGAACATTATGGTCAATGGGCAAGCCTATTGGCTGTCAGCATGGATTAAAGAGGGCAAGAACGGCAAATTCATGGGACTAGCAGTCAGCCCTAAAGAAGAACAAACAAGCCAGCCTCAAAGCAAGCCTAAAGCCAAGATTGAGGACATGGATTCGGATATACCTTTTTGATGTGACTCAATGGGGAAAGCGTAAGTGAGTACCCACTAACTTAACAGGAGTGAATGATGAGTAAACTTGACAATATACATTTTGGCGGTGAAGTGAAAAGATTCTTTGACTTGCCTATCTTTAATCGGGTGAGAACATCTGACCCAATAACCAGTTATGAAGCCGCTGATTCTGCAAAGGACTTGGCTTCTAAGCATTTTTCCATGATTGTGGACGCTTTAAAGGCTCATGGCTCGCTTGGTAAAGATGGAATAGCCCAACATAGTGGGTTAGAGTCTAATCAGGTTGCAAGGCGTTTAAACGAGTTGTCCAACATGAACTTAATTGAGTTGACAGGACGCACAGTCAAATCAAAATCAGGACGCAACGAGCGTGAATGGAGAGTTACACATGATTGAAAATGTACTTCACATAATCACTGTTTTGGCAATTGGTGGAGGAGCACTCATACTCGGCATATGGGTCTTCCTCCACTTCTTTGACGATTAAGCAACTAAGCCATTGAGGTAGGTGGTCTTACCAGCTATCTTGGTGGCAGTCAGTTCTTGTTTCTTGAGGTTGTTTGGGTCATAGCTGACATGAACCCAACCAGAATCAGGGACTCCTTGGGTATAGAACTCTAAGATCAATTGCGTGTAGTCGAGGTTGTCCATAATCCACTGAGCCAGATCAGCATTGGCAACACCAACTATCTCAATGTCAGCGGCTTGGCCTTTGCAGTGGTCAGAGGTTTTAGAACCTCCTACAGCGGCATTGGACTCAGGACTGCGATAACCTGAGTTCACAGTCACAGACTTTCCAAAGTGTTCACGAACAGGTTGAAGAACCATTTCGCAAAGAGTTTTCAAGTTCTCTAATGCCTCATCATCAGGTGTATTGTCTAGACCCAAACGAGTGGCAGTGTCTGACTTGGTGAGTTCTTTCAGGGTGAAGTTGGCTGATAAGTTCATGGTTTTCCTTTCAAGGTTTGGTAGATGGATTCGTAGGCTTGCTGACAGGCTGTGAGTTGTCTGATTGCTTCATCTCCTGAGTCGGTGATGGAGACAAGAGATCGAGCAGTCTCTGCGTCAAGTTCGGCTCTCTCTTGACCGCTATCTCCGCTGGCAGGGGCGGTATCTGTGGTGGTTTGTACGGGGCAGTAGGTTGCTTTGACAGGAATCCGCAACCGTAAAGCACCAGAATCAATGTCAGCATTACGCTTTTGTTGAACAAGTTTTGCATCTTGATTTGCTTTCTGAAGTTTAGTGGCTTGGGTTTGGATTGCTGAGACTAGGATTTGTTCTTTCTGCCTAGCCTCTGCATTGAGTTTGGCAATCTCAAGTTGCTGACGAGTAATCTCATCCTCTGAGCCTTTCCAATACCCACTACCAAATGCACTCAGCACCGCCAAAACGATGCCAAGAAGCACATAAGGGTTGAAGATACTCATGGCTTTGGTGGCTCATCAGAGTCAGCATCAGCATCAGCCTTGGCAAAAGCCTTGGCACTGGCTGAAACAGCACTACGACCAGCTACACCACCTAAAACACCAGTGATGAACACCATGATGGTATTGATTTGCTGTGTATATACCTTGTCAATTGCCGCCATGCCATTCATAGGCTGAGTCACAAATGAAACTGAGTACAAGAACATTGCCACTGAACCAAAAAGAATCATTGTCAAGCAGAAGATGACAAGTGCCCAAATTCTGACTTCAATTTCTTCAGCAGTCATGCGTGTGTTTTGTTTATATCCAACTGTAGGCATTATTTTTTCTCCACTTCAGGTTTAACAAGTTGCTCAGGACAAGTGCCTGTTGCAACACAAATAGGGGGCTTACATTCAGTATTTTCCCAATTTTGAGGGTCTTGGCAAGGGTAACGAAATCTGTCTTCACAGGCAGACAACAGAACCAATGCCATCAAACAAATAACTCTCATTTTTCTTTCTCCCTGTCTTTCTGTTCAACTTGTCTTCTCAATTTCTCTACTTTTTCAATCTGAGACTTAGCCTCATTTTTAGTCTCCAAGATGTCAAGATAAAGAATACCCATGATTGGCAATAGCAGAGCAATCAGTACGCAAGCGGCAATCCAACCCATTACTTCTTCCCCCAATGACTTACGAACAGTAACCACAGCCAAAGGTAGAGGAGGAATATAGAAGTCGCTATTACTGCTCCTAGCTTTGCTTGTAGGTTTCTTTCCTCCTCTTTGCGTAGCCATACCTCTTGCCTCTTAATTGCTTCTTGTCTCAACCTTGCCTGAGTCTGCTCCTCCTCAATCTTGTCCTTCATGCTAAAGACCTCTGAGTACAGTGCGCCCATCTCAGGAGGGCTTTGATACACCATACACTCACGAATCTGCACAACTAACGCATCCATCTCTTGCTGTGCCATCACCCTCTTTAAAGCCGCTTCCATGTGGTTTTGTTCAGGGTCATAAACTGTCAGACTCTTTTCTTCTTCTTCTCTGATGTGTGCCGCAAGTTGTTCTTGAAGTTTGAAAAACGATGTCAGGTTCTTAACGATTTCAACTTTGACTTGAGTTTCGTCAACAGCGACATAAGCAGACTTCTTGATTTTTGCCACAGGCTTTGCCGTGGTTGGCTTTCTCTGAGTGACTGATCCAGCATTGCTTTCGCTTTGAAAAAACCTTCCAAAGAATTTTCCAATTGACCCAAAGAATCCATGCACCTCTTTGCCAATTGCAATGGCTTCATCAGCAGTGGCTTTAATTTCAACAAAAGATTCTTTTGCTTGCTTATAAAGTTCACAGCCAGCTTGAATCTGTTTGACAAGTCCTGCCGCAAGGAGGCAAATACTGATTGGGTCAATTTTGTTTCCTTAGCGTAATCTTTGTTCTAGCATTTCTAACTCTTTAAGCTCATCAGGTGTAATGGCTTGATTGGGTTGATTGCCTTGATTGGGTTGATTGGGTTGTTCAGGCTTGGCAATACCCAAATCTTCCTCTGTTATACCTGCTGTCTTATAAGCCTCATTCATAAAGCCAACTGTTTTTAAAGCCAATTTTGTTTTTTCTTCTCCTGTGGCTTTAAGTGCTTGAGAATATGTTTGCTCTGCTTTTAGCAAGTCTCTAACACCGTTTTTACTGGTTGCAAATTTTGCCAAAGCTAAAGGTGTTAAAAGTATTCCACCAGCAGATAAAACTGTTCCTGCCAATCCAATTCCACCAGCAACAGATGCACCTGCTGTTATACCCAATAACACTTTTTGAGCCGAATCAGCTTGGGCAGACGCAAGAGCAAGAGAAAAAGTATTTTGTGGTTTTGCTTGGCTTAATCTTGCGGCATTCACAAGTGTTTTAATGTTATTTCGTATTTCTTCATCAGGTATTGCGGCATCAAATGTTCTTTTGAATTTTTTGTCTTGTAACTTTTTATCAAGAGACAACAAAGAAGCAACAGCAGTTTCTTGACCTTCAGTTCCTATCAATCCAGAAAGATAATTTTTTTGTAAAGACGCTTTAATTTCACCCACATTTAATTTTGGATTTATCGTTTGCGCTCTTTCTAATGATTTATATAGTTGGTCTATTTCTGTGACATTTCCAGTGGCAAATATGGTGTCCCCAACTCGCTCAACTGTTTTGTTATTAAGTTTTGCAAGTGATTCAGGAAACAACTCAGTCGTACTTTCTCTATAAAAATTAGATGTTTCTCTATAAGCCTCTTTTAATCTAGGATTTAGTTTTGACGCTGATAAATCCATCGCCTGTTCAATTGCGTTAATATTTTGAGACAAAACAGCTACCAATGGGCTATTTGCTCCAAATTCATTCTTAACATCTCTTAACTGAGCATTTAAATCAGAACGCAATTTATGTGCTTGAGTAAAAGTTATGTTGCCTTTTAGGTCAGAAATATTTTTAAGTTGAGTTACAACTTGATCGCTCAATGCAATATTAGGAGTCCCTGATCTAGAAATATCAGCCGCTTCTTTTAATCTTGCTAAAGCATTATTTGCTATTGGACTTACATCCACAGAAACATTTTTTCCTGCGTTCTCAATTACACCATAAGCCTCATTAGCCGCTAAACTTAGTTCTGATTGAGCATCCTTTATTGCCTCTTTATAACTTTTACCTGCCTCTACATCATCAACAATTTTAGGAGTAAATTGATTTAAGATTTTATCTCTTTTGTTTTGCAATGCTGTTGTATTGGCTTCTTCAAGTTTTGCAAATGTGCCTTTACCAGCTATTGAGCCTCTACCAATTGACTCAATAACTCCAGATGTAGATGATGGCTTAACTTGAAAACGAGTTAATCCACCCAAACCTTCTTCTTCCAATAAAGTTTGTACTTGTCTTTTTATTTCTATGTCTGGTGGAGCTTTTGTTGCAAATAAACCCAATGAAGGTAATTTTGCTTTTGCAATTTTAAATAAACTTCCACCTAATTTAAAGACAACATTCCCTGCCGCATCTATAGTTACTTCATTGATAGTGTTTGATAACTGTTCAGCAAACTGTTTAGTCAATGGCTGACTCTTGCCTTGGAACGCTTCAATTTGTTGTTTTGTTGCAGTGCCAGCAAGCGCACCAGCACCTGTACCTACTAGACCTCGAATTACTCCTGCTGTGCCTACTCTTGCTTCTGCTCCAAGCACTGGATTTTTTGTGCCAAATGTTGTAAGCGCACCACCAACTAAACCACCTATTTCTGGCAAAGCCTGTACTGTTGCTTGCCCCAATTGTTGACCAAATGATGGCTGAGGTTTTGGTGTATCAAATACAGACCCATATTGTTGCTCAAGAGCTTCTAACTCTTGTTGTTCAGCAGGTTTTAATGCCATGACTAATTCCTTTATATCTACAAATCATTATTTAGATTGGTTTTGTTTTTCTCTAAGCTCAAGAAGGCGTTTTTTATCTTTCCTGATTTGTTCAGTTATTCTTTTTCTCTCTGAGGGGAAATTGTATTTATTCAAATCTCCACCTTTGTCAAGATAAGTTGCAAGTGCATCATTTACGCCATTATCAATTAAGGCATTTTCCTCAATCCTATCTGCAACATATTGCAAAGTTCGTAATGACAAACCTCTTGAACCAATGGTATCTTTTAAGAACTTTACATCTTTGTCGGACAATGAGCCTTTAAGATTTGATGCCGCACCAATTGTTAATTCACCCAAAATAGTGTCAATAATTTGTGATGCTGGAACACCTTGTATGTTTATACCAAATACTTCTGCTAATCTACTTGCATCCAAAGCAACATCACTACCAAATCCTGTAAATGCTTGTGGCAAAAGAGTTTTAAGATTTCTTGCAAGAGTTAGTCGATCAGATGCGCCATAAGCATCTGTTTCAACAGTTTCTGCAAGTTTGGCTTTGTTATCTAAAATTGCTTTCTCTTGTCTTTGTTGTTGGGATGCTCCAGCTTTTGCTTTTTCTTTTTCTGATTTTTCAACAGCCGCATCTACTTTTCCTGATTCTTCAGGACTTAATTCAGCATAAGGTTTTCCATACATTGTTTTAGATTTTCTTTCGGCTTCTGTTCCAAAA